CCACAATTATAACATTTCACGATTAATTTTGAGATAGGCACAAATACATTATAGGTACACCAGGAGCATAATATTTTGGAATTTTCAACCATGCGTATCATTAATCATTAAATATAAAGAGAAATTTAGTTCTCAATTAAGAGGTATGTATAGCCACCATGAACAGGCTACATCTGATGGCATAAAGTGGGTTAAAAACTAATGATAAAAAGAAATTAAAATTGTTCGTGCCATCTTAGGAAGAACACCAAGTCTGAGGCATTAGCTGATTCTCCTGTTACGGTTAAAGTTTCTGTTGGATCAATGTGAATATCAAGTTTAAACAATTCAATGGCTTTTGAGTCTGTTTTACCAAGTTCAAGTGAAAATTCAAGGGCATTAATATTAGGCGTTACTGTTCCTGCTGTATCTATTTCCATGATACTGTTTGAATCTCTACTTGACCATGATGGAGTTCCACCTATTGCTAGATTCTTATACACTTTAATACTTGCTGGTTTAGTACCATCTGATGAACCTGACATATATAACAACGTGATTCTTACTTTGTTTGTAACTCCCTGAAAAGTTGTTTTATTTCTAAAATTAACTAGGACATTTTCTGTGGTTACACCTGTTGCTGATGCTCTCCACGAAAAATCGCTATTACCTATGTCAGGATTTTCTTGTGATGTTCCACAATTCCATGATCCTGTTTTTATTACAATATCACTTGCACCTGATGTTTTTATCACTTCAACTGCCATAGGTAATTGTGGATTTGAAATACTTGGTGCTGTGAGTGTATTTGCAATATCAAGTCTTTTTATTTGAATCCATTTACCTGAGTTATCAAGCCAATAGAATGTAATTGGTGTTGTGCCAAGCCAAGCATATTTAATAACAAAAATATTTAGTTTTGTAGGATCATATTTGGCAAGAAAGTCTTGATTAACGTCTGTTGTAAGATAATTTACAGAGTCTTTTCTTCGTCCTACACAAAAATCAGTTCCATTAAAGCCTAAAAAATATCCGTCAGTATTGTCAAATATACCAGCAAATTGAGTAGCACCAGCAACTCCACCATTTTCAAACAATGTTGTAAATGTTGCATATCCCTCGTTTCCCGGTCTGTATCGTAATCTTTTTTTTGTTTCAATTCTTGCACTACCGTTTGTAGCAGTTGATGAGGATAATACTGCCATAGAATCATTTTGTGTTACAGTTCCACCATTTGTTACTGTCGTCATTATGGTTTTTGTATTAATATGATATTGAAATGATTCTAATAATGATGCGTGTTGAACAGTTACTATTTGTTCGCCAAATATTGTAGTTGTTTGATTGTTTTGTGACGGATCTGCTATTGTTCCTAGTAATCTTTTAACACCTGTCATAATAATCCCTTTACTACTTCATAGATAGTAAAACTGACACCCATAATGGCTATGATGTAATAAAATTTCTTTTCATTGGCTTCTTTTTTTTGGTCTAGTTCCTTAAAGTGGTTATCAAGATTAATCTCTACCTTTGTCATTCTGTTACATAGGTTGTCTATCTTTTTCTCCATCTCGTCCATTTTATCGAGGATTCTGTTAGTCAAATCGTCAAAATCTACTGGCATGATTTCTTCTTTCCTGTACAGTATGTGTGTTGTCCTTCCTTACATGAGGCACAACGGCATTTACACTCATTTAGTGATAGGGGTTTGAATTTGTTAAATTTTTCCTTTTGGAATGCCTGATTAGTCTTTGCTATTTGTTGGTCCATCTCATCCTTTGCTGTTATCTCGTCATCGTCAGGTAGTTCCATACCAGTGTTATTTCTTAACCACTCCCTCGCTTCCATCTTTGTCATTAGGCCAGAGTTTGCAAAGTCTTTGACCTGATTCACTTCCAACTCTATGACATTCTGCGTGGTAAATGATACCTTACAATCCTCATCATCTGGATCAAATCCATTTTGCATGAGTATATTATCGAATAATTCCACCTTTAGTTTATTGGCTAGGTATCTTTGGTAACCTCTAACCTTTTTCTGCACTATGGTTTCTGTTGTCTCACTACTTGCTCTGCTTGTGAAATCACCTGTTAGAATCTCGTTAGGGAATTGAACACCCATCTGTACTGTATTCTTTAGCCAGTCAAGATAGTCGGTATATTTACTTCCTGTCTGTGTCTCAAAGAACTCTATCTCTGGTTTTACCTTCTGAACTCTTTTATCTCCTGGTTTGTAGTCAGCCCATCTTCTTGCCTCTTTCTTTAGGTATTCATCGTTTGCACCGTTGTATGTAATTGTAGTAATAGGATAAGCGTTGTTAAGTAAGATTCCACCCATAGCATCCTCTACACCCCAGATTAACTCTATTACTGGTGGCATTGTTCTGTGGCCTAATGTTCTAGGAATTGCAAGGCTGTGGAATAGTGAGTTACTCCATGCCTTCCTGCTGAATGGTGCTAGGTTAAACTCTATAAATTTACCAAGTGATCCCTCACCTAGTTTTGATATTTGCCCATTAAGTGTTCTATGTTCATAGTATTCTAATTCCCCTATTTCATTCCTTTTCTTTGATATGATGGTACTCATATCAACTTCCATAACATCCTGTATATCATTCTCGTCTAATTTCTCTAGTAGTGCGTTTCCACAGATAAGCCAAGTGGTAATCATGTTCTCAAATTTCTCATAAAAGTTTGTACGTCTAATCCAATTATGTAAGAATTCTGTGGCCTCGTCTGACTCACATTGAATCTCCATATCTGTACCACTAATCATCTCACTATACATGGAGATAGGCATCTGCACCTGTGGGGTTCTATCGTGATATGTTATTAATCTTTCAAAGGTAACTTGTAGAGGTCTTTCCCTATCCCATTCCTTCTTGACTATCTTTGCTGTTGGAGCTTTTGCTTCCTCAATAGTAGGGAGACTCTCTGATATATGGCTAGGTGTTCCTATCGGGCTACTCATGCTGGACCCTCTAGCACCTGTAGTTCTACGTGATTAAGTGTTGATTCCTGGACACCTGTTTTTGTTAGTGTAACTACTACCTCATATAATCCGAATATTGGCATCTCTCCTTCACCTACTGCATATTCAAACGTACCATTTGTCGCTGATACTATAGTGGCTTGTTTGTTGAATCTGTCTCCTATGGTTCTTGATTTAAATAGTCTTATTGTAACGGTATAACCCGATAGATCTTTCTTTGTTGTCTTGTTTTTATTTGTGAATATTGTACCAGTCAACTTACTCTCACTTGAGAAATCCCCACGATACCACTCTTGTTGGTCTAATGTAAGATAAAGTCCGTAGGCCAATTACTTAGAATCCGTAATTCTTTAAATCCTGTTCAGTTATATCAAATATTTTAAGCAGATGTGGTTTGTGTCTGATTTTGTTTAATTCAAATTTAATCTTAACATCATTACGGCCAGTTCGATTAATACCTAATTTTGCTCCTATCTTGTCATTGTCATCAGGAGAACTAATTTTCTTGGTTGCACGTTTTGCTTCACGCTTACGTTCCTCTGGCTTTCTCCTAAAAGGGTAATCCATGAGATTTTATACTATGCTTATATAAAGAGAATTAATAACCCAAGTTGCCACCACGATTAAACCACTCTCGTAGTTTTTTGTCAATCATATAGTTGATTGTAGTCTCTGGATCAGGATCATTCTCCTTTAGCCATGCTTCCCTTTCTATCATCTCATCAAGTAGTTTATTGATTGATTCCTTAAAGGCTGCAATAAGTTCTGGACCTTTAGGTGTAACTATCATGTTAATCTATTAATGGCCACATTATATAAAGTCATTCATCCCCAAGTATTCTCCTAATATGATGATATACCTCTGATATTTTAATATATCCATCAGGCTCATTGGCCATTATATCCAGGTATTCTCTTAGGTGTCTTTCTAGTTCACTTTGCAAGATTGAACACAAAGAATGAGAATACTGCAAATGCTCCGATTACTAGGCCTGAACCGATTAGATATAGTTTAGATGCGTTATCCATGTATGGTCTTAGATGTGATATTGTAATAGAATTATTCACTCATACCAATTTCTTTTTCTTTTGGTACCATTTTTTTTGATATTCTTTTATATGTTCCTTATTATTTTCGTAGTATTTTTTTCTATATTTGTTAAGTTTTTCATTATTCTTTTGACACCATCTTTTTTGATGTTCTTTAATTTTTTCCTTATTTCTGTGATAATATCTTCTTCTATATTCGTTAAGTTTTTCATTATTCTCTT